CAGGTGGTGGCGGTCGACACGGGGGGGCAGCTCCTCGTCGGAGTAATCCTCCGCGTTTTTTCCGGTTCGCTTGGGCGCATACTCTGTCTTGGGCTTCTGCGCATCCTCACCGGCGTTCCCGTCCCCGGCATAGTGTTTCCTGCCTGCGGCCGTCAGGGTACCATCCTTGTTCTGGTACCGCCGCACGCCCCACTTCATGCCCTTGATGCCCCAGTGGTATAGCTCGTCCTTGTATACCTGCATGTTTGTCCTGTCACCTCACTCTTTCAACAGTGCGTGGGCAACAGCTTCGTTGCCCTCTTTACTTTTTCGTTATAGGCACAACCGTTCATAAATCCTCCTATTATAATTTTCGACAGATTTTCCATGTTTCTTATTGCCTTTTTCTGCACTTATGCTATACTCAAGGCATAGAAGCAAAAGGAGCTGCCGCCCATGTTTACTTGTCATTGCCCGAACTGCGGTAAGGAATTGGCCGTCCCGCGATGGCTGCCACGCACGGTCACCTGCGAGAACTGTCATACAAAAAGTATCGTGCCCTACGATCAGGATCCTGACTTCAATGAGTACAATGCCATTGCGAAGAGTAAAGTAAAACTGAACGATTTCAGAACAGCCCATCCCGGATTCACTAAGGGAATTGGAATCGCAGGTATCGTTGCCCTTGCCGCAGGAACATTTTATTTAAACCTGAAGGATGACAATGCTGCCCTTCCGCAACTCACGGAATCCACGAACGAATTGCCTGAAGACCAGAATCACTCGCTGTCCATAGATGCAGATGCGGAACAGGATAATTCCATATCTGCAAAGGGTTTTTCCGAACCAGAAGAATCAGAGCCTGATCACCGGAAATATGCGCCTCGTAATCCGGACGACTATGAAACCATCATACATTCGCTTGGCTTGATCATGGTTCATCTCCATGAAGGTTGTCATCCGTCTCAAGAGAAGATTGATGAGTTCAAAGAGCAGACCGGAGAAGACCTTCCTCCGGATATGACATTCCGAGATCCGCATGATCAACCATATCAAGTAAAGAAAACCTGAAGGGAGTATCTCTATGGAAAACTACTGCATCAACTGTGGCCGTGATCTTCGCAATGCGCCTTACACAGCGCCATGGGAAGATGGCGATAACGAGGAAGGCTATTGGACCTGCCCCTCCTGTCACACCAAAAATATTGACTGGGCTTCCGCAGATGACGATGACTGACCCTCTATTTGGATTTCCTGCGCAAAAACAAAAACCGCCAGCGTACTACGTTCTGTTTCGTGATACGCTGGCGGTTCCGTTTTATTCAAACGCATCCCGGTTCTGTTTCCACGCCACATAAGCGTCCATCATGGCAGCCACGGCATCGATCTTCTGATCCTGCCGCTGTTTGTAGAGCTTCCGGTTGCCGTTGGTGTCCACCAGCGTAATGCAGTTGCCCATGGCAAATTGCATCAGCTGTTCGTCAAACAGCAGCTTCCGCTGTTCGCTCAGCTTTTTCAGCTCACCCAGCGGCACGCTTTCGGTCTTTGCACCCTGGATCACTTTCACAACGCCAAAGGTGCTGTTTTCATCGCCCCAGCGCTTCACGAACTCCTGTGCGTTGTAGGGGTCGTAGCCAAACGCCCGTACGTCGTACTCGTTCTCCATGATAAAGTTGTCCAGGTCATCGTACACCTGCATCATGTCCAGGACCGTGCCGTCAAACACGAACAGGGTCCCTTCCCGCATGAATTCCTCATACTGCTGCCGTCTCGAAGCCGGAAGCTGGCTGAGGGTGTAGGATGTGATGTAGTCCCTCGTCTTGACCCCAAAATATCCGTTGGACAGCGGAAACAGGAAGGTAAAGGCGCAAAAGTCGTCGCCCATGGAAAGGTCCGCGCCCATGGCACAGGGCATCTGCCAGAAGCTTCTCTTCCTGTGGCACAGGGTCTCCTCGTAGGGGAAGAAATAGGTGTAGCCCTCCATGGGCAGGTTGAAGCGCTTTGCCAGAATATCGTTCCGGGCGCTGGGAGATTTCTCTGCACGCTCCACGTCCAACTGGTATGTCTCGTAGCTCACGGTCTTGCCCAGGTTCGGGTTAGCCTTCAGCCACATCTCCGGCTGGCCCACTTCCTCAATGGAGTCCAGCTTGTAGTACCAGATGGACACATGGGGGTTGACGTACTCCCCTTTCAGGATGCTCATCAACTCCATTTTGATGTCGTCGCCGCAGCCGTTGCGCACAGTGCCCTCGGAGGAAGCCGCCACGATGAGGTAATTCTCGTTTTTGGCTGCACCCTGTTCAATGGCACCAATGGGGTCTTCCCGGATGTCGCAGGAGAGCCACTCGTCCACGGTCGCCACAGTGTCGCGCCGTCCTTGCAGCTTCTCAATGGTCATCGGGCGCACTTCCAGCAGGCTGTTGGTCAAAAAGTTCTCGATGCCCTTCTTGGTGGAAGCCATCTTCACCCGGTCTGCCTTGGAGCCGGTGGTGTTTTGCAGGCTGCCCTCGGTCATAAACTGGAACACAGGCCCCTTTGCCCGCGCCAATGCGGTGCGGAAGGGTGCCAGCACCTCCTCGGCCTGTTTCATGGTCGGAGCGGTGGTCAGCTGCTGGGTCGTGGTGGTGTACGCTGTCAGGAAGTACGCCTGCAAAAACTCCAGATACATGGTCTTCGCGGCCGATCGGGTAATGATGAGGTATTGCTTTGTCACCAGCCGCTTTTTCAGTCGCCGGGTCTCGTAGTGTCCGCCGCCTCCGCGCTCGTTCGGCACAAAGACGCTTCGTTCTACAAAGTAGTACCATCCAAAGATCTCTTCGGCCCATAACTTGAAACTGTCCAGCAGCTTCACGTCGGTGCCATCGGTCAGGGTCAGCTCATCCTCGCAAAAGGAGATAAAACCGTTCACCGCCTTGTCGTCATAGTAGATGCCCGGGTTGGCGATCAGGTCGTCGATCCGCTCCATCTCCATGGCAATCTCCCGGCATACGGGTATTTCGCCACGCATCACGGCCTCCCGAAAACGGCCGTAGTAGATCGGCGTGGCCGTGTTCGAGAGTGCCATTTTCAATTCTCCTATTATAATAAGGTAGGAACCTTACGTTTTATCCTGAATCACTGTCCAGTATCTCGGCCAAGTGGTCATTTCCAAATATTCGAGCAGCCATTTAGGATCACTCAAATCTCGTTCGATTCCATCCTCACGATGCACCACCAAATGCCTGTCGGCATTGATATACCAGTAATCTTTGTAGTCATGCCTACCAGTTTCATCAACATAGTAGCAGTACATACAAATTTTCTTACCCGAAACCAATTGGCGATATGCTTCGGGCCATTCCATCAGGATGTTGCCTTCATGTTTCACCATGTTGTCACGCTTCTTTCTCAGAATTATCGTGCTCCACGTTCAGCCGCCATTCCATCTCGGAGGCGGTATTCTTCAGCGCTTCCATGGTGGTGCTGCTCTGGGGCGGGTCAAAGCCCAGCAGCCGTACTTTCACGGCCACGTAAGCCTTCACCGCTTCCACCTTCACCGGGTCAGCAACGAACTCCGTCCATTCGTTTTCTTTCCCGGAAATGGCGTACCCCTCGCCGGGCCCCACGCCCATCTGCACCAGTGCAAACAGCGCCATGTTGATGTACATGATGATGTCCGCATCAAAGTCTGTGCACTCCTCGGCAATGCCCAGCAGCTTCTTCACGCTTGTAAGGATGCTGTCCATACTGCGCCTCCGTCAATGTGCGGTGTTTCCGTCCGCAATGCACTGGTTCTCCCACTTCTTGTACACGTCGAGGTAGGTCTCCTTCTTGTCGCCGTTGTGGGTGATCTCATAGTACATGCCATCGGATACGGTGGTGCTTACAAGCGCCTTCCAGTTCTGCAAGGTCTTCGAGAACCATACGATGAACACATCCTCCATCGTCAACTTCTTGCCGTCGGTCGCGTCTACATGACTGTTGAAGTAGTCCACCACCAGCTGCTTTGCGCGGGTCATAAAATCTCTCTGTTCCATTTTTATTCCTCCTCGGCATCGCTGTAGCCACCCATAATGTAGCTCATCATGGCATAATACCAGTCCTTCTGAGCCCTCGCCAGAAGTTCCAGTTCGGCCAGATTGTGGGGCGCGCCGTCCTTCCCCATGGCCGCTTCTTTCTGTGCACTCTCCTCGACCAGCTTGGCCAGCCTTCCCGCATCAATCGCCACTTGACCAGGCTTCAGCAAAACGAGGTCTCCCCCAGCACTCGGAGCAACGTTTTGTGCGGTCACAGCCTGATTATCATCCCTCCGCGGGACAATCTTCATGCCATCAAATGTGATATCCCCGGCCCGTGTTGCCCGCACCTGCTGCCCATCCACATTTGTCGCCAGAGCATCATCAAAGTCAAAGCCCTTGTTCCGCGGAGCAGCCGTATAGCCCTGCTGGAGCCCGGCTTCCGCAATACCCACGTTCGCCCAGAGCAGTGCTTCGTCCAGCTTGGTCAGCGCCAGGCTTCTCGCACGGCTCGGTGCAAGGTGTTGGAGCATCGCCTCTGCCTCTTCCAGCTTCCGCCGCAGCCCCATGGCGTAGTCCTGCTCTCGCCGGTTAAATGCTTTTTTCTGGTACATACTCATTTCCTCCACTGGATATCAGACTTTCTTCTTTACATACAACATATGGATTGATATACTTATCTCAAACGGTATTTCTTATACTTCGGAGGCAATATATGCAGTCTTACACCTGTCCCAACTGCGGTGCTCCTGTAAAAATGGATGACCACGGTGCATTTCTCGAGTGCCCTTATTGTGGATCACAGTTCAAGCCCGATGATTCTTTATCTGATGAGCCAAGCAGTCATCAAACGGATTCGGACGATGATAACGAAGAACTTCGCACCTATGCAGAAATAGTAAATCGCCATATTCCGGAATTTTCGGTCACCGAATTTATCGATAGAGCCAAGCATATTCTCGAAAGAACTCTTGATTTTCTCGGTGATCACGGAATGTACATCCAAGTCGGTGTCGTTTTGCTTTTTGTCGCCTTAGCCATTGTCAGTTTCTTCTTGTAACTTATTCATGTTTTTATCCATGGGCAGGTGTCGCCCGGTCTTCTTTCTCCGTCCGGCAGCTTCGGGCCCTTCCCTGTTCCGTAATGGATCACCTTGTGCGTTGCCGCCGAAACACAAATGGCGTTCTCCGGGTCAAGCAGCTTTTCGCTGTGCTGGAGAACGTCATCTTTTGTTATGGGGTTTATGTGGTGGATGGAGATCTTCGGTCGGATCGGCCTTCCGTCCCGCAGCACCCAGTCTGTGATCGGGTGGTCTTTGCACCCCAGGTCGCATCCCATGTCCCGGGCAATGATCCGGTCTCGGAACTGCCGCCACTCTCTCGATTGGTAGAAGTCCTGGTTCAGCCATCGGTCAAACCCAAAGGTATCTCTCCCCACTTCCCCGTGCAGCTGTAAATACTCCAACCTCTCCTTGTAGGTCGGCAGGGTGCAAAGTTCCGTGTAGCTTTTCATGCAAACAGCTCCAGTATCTCGCAGAGTGCAATAACCCCAGACAGTACCCCGAGAACATACAGCATGGTCGTACTTACAGCATTTTCCGGATGTTCCCCCAAGTATACGGCCACCATGAAGATTGCAAAACTGCATAACCACAGTACAGCCAACAGCATCTGGATATTCGTTATTGACATTTCACCCAACTACCCCATTCTTACGCAGCAATTCATACAGCACCAACATTACACACCACAGCAGCGCAGGCATTCCGAAATGCGCAAGTATCTCAAGCGCATAACTCTGGGTGTGCTTCTCGACCCACTCGGCAAAGAATAGTGGTACGAAAATAATCATCGCAACCATGCTCAGGGCAAATGCAACGTCAATTAATGTCATACTCATCATCCTCTCCCAAGCCGTTGTATTTCTTCATGGCAGCAATGGCCTTCTCGTACATCTCCTCGGAATGCTTTGCATTCTGTAGTGTCTCGGTCTTTGCCCGCAGCAGCTTGTTTTCCTCCTCCAGCTTTGTTTTCTCCAACTCGTTCTTGGAGGTCGCCAGCTTCAGAAAATGGGTCGTCTCAGCGCTGGATGCCGTACCTTCCAGCAGTCGTTTCTCAACCAGCTTCATTGCCAGGTTGATCATATAGTTTTCTTGCGCTTCCGGGGTGCTTGCAGGCCGCGAAGTTGCAGCCGACATTTCGCCCGGAGCAGACTTCTTAGGATTCATTGCAATAACCTCGTTTCACATTCTTATTTTGCTTTTGCAAGGGTTCATGGGAGTCGCAGTAGTACCAGTTAAGCCTGTCTCATTTGAAAGGAGAAGAAAAAGCAGATCATGCCCAATGGAGGTTGAACATCGTGAAAGCCCTGAACCCAAATATATAGGAGGATACTACTCCCATGAGCCCTTGCAAAAACTGCCGAAGCCCCGGTCTACACCCCAGAACCTCGGCAATTTTCCATATGACTGTAAATCTTAACACCTGCTGTGGATACAGGCATCGAGAGTTTACACAAATATAATCGGCAGCTTTCGCTGTCGGAGCCTTAAAGCCCAAATATCAATTTTCCCTCCGGGGAAATATCAAAGACCGGCGCGATTTGAGAGGGGGTGTCGATTTTGGGACCCCCTCCCTATGGTTTACGCGGTTTGGCCGAGCGTGTCCTCGTCGGGCACGGTGATCTTGAGCTTCTTGTAAATGTTTATCGGGTCAGCAGCAACGATCTTGTCGATTGCCTTCTCAATTTCATAGGCATTTTCGTTGTCCGTGAACTGAGATGAGGTCTCGGCGATCCTCATAAGCAAACCGGAAGAGTTGTAGCCGTGCTCGACATCATACTGATACCACTTCTCGAACTCGTCGTACGGACTGTACGGGTTGTCAAAGGTGGTGAGAAAGCATCGAACCATTATTCAAAGCCTCTTTCTTAGTAGATTGTTACTTATTAAGCGCGCTGTAAACCGTGGACTCCGGAATACCGCAGGCCTTGGCGATTTCAGCATAAGAATAACCGCTTCGCAACATTGCGTTTGCTTTAGACATCTTTGCAGAAGTCATAACAGTAACGTTTTTCGGCATTGCACGCTTTACAATTTCGTCAGAATCAGACGAATTAAGGAATTTCGTCAACATATTGTCGGAAATTGCGCCAGCCTGAACAGCTTCCCATTCTCTGTCCGTGAAGGTGACCTTGGACTTGCGTCCGCTTGCACCAACAGAATCGCGAGCACGTTGCATCTCGACAGAAGAGATCTTCTTGATTTCTTTCTTGTCGATCGTAGGATCCAAGCCCTGTTCCTGAATCTTCGCCTTAATATTGGCGTTCGCAATCAGCATCGCTTTGCGCTCCTTAGGCTTGTTAGCGACCATGTTGTTATACTTCTCTTTCAGGGATGCAACCTCAGGCGCATAGGTCTTGGCCGCTTCAGGGTTACGCTGGATGCCCTTCATGTTGACCGCCTCTTTGCGCGCCTGGTTTGCCATGGCCTTCAGCTTGTTGGAGAAGTCCGCGTACAGGTTCTCTTGGATGGTGCCAGAAGACAGCGTGCGCGCATCCTTCGTTTCGGAGATCAGACTGACTGTATCTTCAGCCTTGCGTTCCTTACCCGTCTTGGGGTCAGTAAAGGTACGTCCACTTTCTTTGTAGATGTATTCGCCAGTTTCCTTATCAACTCGAACACTGCCACGACGCTCGGGTACACGAACCGTCTGCTTACGGCGAGACAGGAGCGTGGATGCGCCACCATAATGCGTAGCGCCTTCCTCGTCCACACGAATCTGCCACTTCTGCTTCAGCTCGGGGATACCATTCTCTCGCTCAGAGCGCTTATAGTCCAGCTTATGCTTTTCCGCATCGATAACGACCATGGAGTGCTTAACCGCACGTGCAAGCTCGTCCTCATCAGCACCTCGCAATGTCATATCAGTGATGAGGTTGGAGATCACGCCCATTTCGCGCTGCTTCTCCTCTTTCTTCATCAGCCTGACATTGTTCGGATTGCCTTCAGGAACTGCATAAGCGGTCTTGGGATCGAATCCTTCCAATGCTTTCAGCGCACGAGTAGACTTAATGTTGACTTTGTCAGTAACAGGGATTGCCATAACCGTGTCGCCATCGAAGTCAGCACCAGACAGGCGCTCTGCAACCTTTGCATTGATGCCGATTGCGTCCTGAATTGCACCGAGATTCCGCTTACCGCTGACATTCTTGTTGTTGACAGTCACAATGGGAATCTCAAAGGTACCTGCATGAGGATAACGGATCAGTGCAAGCCGAGTGCCGTTCTCATAGGTGGGGCAATACGCCTCTGTCTCCTTGATCTTATTGATCGGCAGGATAACCTTCGTGGACTGACCCGGGAAAGCAGATGCCTTCAGGGTCATGGACGTTCCCTCAACCGTATCAGCAAAATCGTTGAGCAACTTCTTTTTGACCGTAGGATTATCGTACCGCATGATTTCATCATATTGGGCTTTGTAATCCGCGACAGTAAGGTTAAGCTGGTTCTCGATCAGCTTCTTGGGCTGCTTGGAAAGGAACTGAGAAGAGACGTTCCGGGACATCGTATCCCAGTCGCCCTCTTCTTTCAGCTTGTTGATCGGCGAGAGGTGCTCTTTGCCATCTTCGCCGATATACATGCTCTGTCCGTTGGCCTTGATAGCTGCGCCAAACGGGTTATCAGGATCCGCTTTTGCTTCCTTGAGGACCTTCATTTTGGGCGTGCCAGAAGGCTTATTGGTGTTGAACCTAACGTCCACACCATCCGGCAGATCATCAGAATAGACTGCCATGCCCTTCAGATAATGGTCACCGTCAACGAGGATACGAACCTGCGCATAATGGCTCTTGCCGAGGTCAAGGTCGGGCACACCACGGCGAATCTCAATAACACCGTCTTTGTCCAGACCGCCTTCATCGCCATAATGAATTGCAACTCGACTAGAATCCAGACTAGAGGGGCGCTGAAGCTTCGTGAAGGTCTCGCCGCCATCATCAGAGTGGTAATCGCCCAGAGAATCGATCTGTTCCTGATGCTGATAAGCATACTTCTGGTCAAACTCAGGCTTCGCGAGGACGGTGATGTTTGTCTGCTGACGGACATTAGTCGGCTGCCTGATGCCAACGCCATAGCGCTGATACCCATATTCTGCTTCCAGAATATAAGCAGCCTCGTCCAACTTGCTTTCCGACACTCCGAGGACCTGATTTGCGCCCTCAGAAATATCAATCATGCCCTTCTTATCGACCTCTTCTTTCAGAGTCGCGGCAATCTTCTCAGCCTGGCTGGCTTTTTCGCCAATCGCATTGTTATACTTGGACCTCACACTTGACTCGCTCATGCCGAGCTTGTCACCAATTTCCTTCCAACCAAGACCGTCATCCTTCAGCGCACGAATCTGATCGTACTCCAATGCCTTACGGTCATGGCCTGCTTTCTGACGTGCAGTGCGGAACTCGGTCAAGCCCATCTTATACTCGTCAGGGAGAGAGTCGTTGATGGTCTCCAGGATCTCCTTCTCCGAGAGCCCCTTCTTTTTAAGCTCCTCTACACGAGACAGGAAATCGCCGGAATGCTGATACGGGTTATCGCCGGAGCCCCAAGGATAGCGACCAGAATGTCGCTTGGTACCATAGTGCTCCAGGATATTGCTTTCGGAAGTGATGCCAAAATAAGAACGGAGGTCTTTTTCAATCGGATTCATGCTGCCACTCCTAACAAAATATCAGTGATGATCGGGTCGAACTCTTTGATTTTAGCGATGACGGGGCCGATTTCCTCTTCAGTGGGGTTCTCGACCCAAACTTCATCGTTCTGGTAGATACGGAGCTCCATCCGAATATCTTTCGGGTGGTATCCGTACTCCAGACAGAACAGAGCGGCATAAATATAGAGCTGCTCCATATGTGCAGGAACAGCTCCGGTTTTTAAGTCGTGGATGCGAAGGAACCCATCGTTGAACGAAATGGCATCCGCAGTTCCATAGCAGTTGTCGCTGTAATACAGCACCTGCTCGGTATCCATGCGGAAACCAATGGCATCGTTCACGTAGGTATTAAGGGTTTTCTTGTTCTTCGGCAGTTTTTGCTTCAGATCAATGCACTCTGCTGCAAATGCGTGCAGCCGTGTTCCCCGTTCCTTCGCCTGGTAATTAAGAACTGCATTGGTCAATCTATCTGCGTCATAGTTCAACCAATGGTAGTTACTTGCTCCGAGGAGGGCATGTTTCCCCGTGAGCCTCGAATGATCTCGCCAGTTCATTAAGAACTTCCTCCTTGTTTTCGGGATAGATAAAGGCCGCAAAACTCATCTCATCCATCTGCTGAACGTAATAGTCCTGATTTGGACGATGAGATGCACTCGCTGACTTCTTGCCCTCCAATGCGCCCCATGTTGTGCCGTAGAGAACCAAGAGATCGGGGATTCCCTGAATCTCGTTTGGGTCAAGATGAACAACCATGCAGCCAGGAAAGCGTTCTTTCAGCTCCCTTATCAATCCTGTCTTGAATTTGTTTTCGAGCATGATACAACCTCCAAAAATAAGAGGAATAGTGCATCCTGAGACGCATTCTATTCCCCCCATAAAAGGGGATGTTTTTCTCGCGTGAGTTTTTGGGAAAAAATGTGAATTTTTAGGAATTTTCAGAGCAAAAGAAAAAGCCCCTGCGTTTTTCGCGCAGAGGCAATGCCGTGGCTATATTAAATTAGATGAAAGAAATCAATCTCGTATCCCGGTGCACCAGCAAGGAAAGCTCGACTACCATCGTCATCTTCCATATACTTGTACTCTCCGTAGTCTTCATCCGGCTCAAGGTTAGAGGTTATGTAATCATCCGGGTTGATGCTTCTGGAAACATCTTCCGCTTCGAGGTGCGCCCCGCATTTAGGGCAGTCCCATTCGAGCTCACGAGTTTCCATCATTGGCTCACCACAAACACAAATCGGACGTTTCGTATGAACCTCTGCAAATTTATTCGCAAAGCATTCAACTTCGTTTCCATATTGGTCAGTTGTAATCCAATGTTCAATACCGTACTTATCCATAACTTTTCACCTCATATATGTTAGGAGTGCTACGTTCGTACACGGTGTTTTAAGAATACACTATTTGGCGCTCTTTTGCAAGGTGGAAATGGGTAAAAACTCGCTGTGGCCAAAAACCCGTTTTTTATCCTCTATTACTATATATATTTTTTCATTTTTTTAAGTAAGTTAAAGAAAAAAGTGGGTTTTTGGCCAAACGGCATATTTTTAACGTATTTACGTTAAATTTTGTGGCCATTTTTATAAAATTTTTTGGCCACAAAGTGGGTTTTTGGCCACAAAAATGGCACTTTTTAACGTTTTCTCGAAAAATCCCAAAAATTGCGAAAAATAAAATGGGCAGAAATGGGCGTCAAGCGATACCTAAGCCCATGCAAATTATATACGCTATGACCAAAATCACAATGACGATTCCAAGCCACTTGAAATAAGTAGCAGCAGTTTTGTTAGCGTCTTCGGTTCGCCATCTCTCCTGCTCCATCTTCTTAAGCTCAAGTTCCTTCGCATCCTTGGACTCTTGGATCCGTGCTTCATCCACAAACCGATGCGTCTCCTGATAGTCATCGAGCCGAATCTTCGTCCCACAGAACTCACAAAACATGAAATCTCGGTTGCCATCCTTCACCGTAAGATCCGCACCACAGCCAGGGCATTTTACCGTCCGTGCCATAAAAGCACCTCCTATTCGTCATGTATTTAGGATATCATGCACTCTGCCCATAGTCAAGTAAATCAGGGTGGCCTCACCCAAATAACATTTTTATCCAGTTTCATACCTTAATCCTCAATCTCAAACATCACATTCTCCGGCGAGATGATTGTATCGCACTTCTTACCTTTGAATCGAAACCTCACAAACTGGTTCGTCAAACCGGAAATTTTCTCAACCAGTCCGTATTCACCACTAAAATTATCCACGATATGAGCCCGCACTCTCCCCTGCTTGGCCAGTTCGTTAAATTCACCCGCGGTCATTACCCACACTCACCTCCGTCATCAACCTTCTCCCCGCCGCATACAAGAATTTCTTCAGCGACAGCACCTTAATATCGTACGTACTCTTCAAATTCTCCAGCTCAATATTAACCCCACCAGAGCGATACTCCGCCATATCCAATGCATACCGCATCCGGCGATCCGCAACACCAGGGCTGCAATTGAACTTATCTGCCAGTGATGCCTCGATATCCCTCATGGACATAAATCGGTGCGAGTTCAAGTCGTCGACGACCATCTCCACAGCCTCGCCCATCAGCTCTCCGCCGAAGGTCAGCATGGGAACCTTCAACTTAGCGAGAAAATCATACGTTCTTTGCTGCATTTCTTATCACCACATCCTTTCCCACTCAGGTTTTCATAATAGCATTTGCTGCATGAACCAGATATGTGGTACCGTCAATCGTGATTTGCAGCTGATCGCCTTCGTAGTCAGTCCAGTTGTCCACTTTGCCTTGAACAATAGTTCCATCGGGCAACTTAATCTGTGCCCAGGAATAGGTAAATGTCGTATCAAACACCCTATAGTTTCCGCAACTGCATAGCCCGAGACAGCCAGCGAGCATCATCATACATGCAACGACGCAAATAATACGATTTTTCATAGTTAATCGCCTCAACCAAATATCATGTAAATCAAAAGCAAGAACCATCCTGTATATCTGATGATTCTCTGTTTTTCTTCGCCGATGTTCTCAGCAAAAGACATTCCAATTGCGATAGCTTGCAAAATAATGCTTGCGAGCAGCACAATTCGCATCACTTCACCATACTTCCTTTCCGTGTCTGGTCATCCGCAGGCCAGTACGTGTAAATATCATCGAACACCACCGGAATCTTCTTCTGAAGCTCCATCAACAACGGGCACATGAGCTCCCGCATCTGAGGATGTGCTGCCACAGGAGTACGCAGCTTGAAGATGTTGCGCCACTCACGGTAGTTGGCAGTCACCACGATCTCGGTCTTCAAGCACAGCGGCAGTACACAACGGGCCTGTTCGGGACGCATACCATTAGCAATCATAAGCTTGTAGTCCTTTTCGGCATAGGTCATGGCTTCGAGGAACGAACTCTTGATCGTAACCTCGCTATCGTTCAGTTCGCAATACTGCTCGCCACGAATATAAGAAGGCCAGATAAACGTCAACTCCCCGCCAAACTTCTCCTTCGAGTAGTTGCAGTACCGTGTGCTCTCCTGCGCAAAGCTCGCAATACGGTGCCTTATCAGTTCATTGGCCACGCCACGATCACAGGTAAACAGCACACTCAGCTGCGAATGCTCCAGCATAGCCTCATGCCCCTGCTTCACCAGAAAGCCCACCAGTTTCTTTGCCGACTCACCATCCGGCGTGATCTTGTCCTCGCTCTTGTAGCAGACCCGGGCCACCCGCTCGATCTGCTGGAGCTCCTTAATGCCTCCCTCAGAAATATCAGTGAGGATTTCGTACTTAGGTTCAACGATTTTCATAATTAAATCTCCTTTTCATCAATGAATCAATGATTTCAAGCTGCCGCAGGCTCTTTCCATTACCTCTTTGGACCACCATGCTGATGCCAGTATCCTCGATTGGGATAATGTATCCGAGATGAGCCAGTTGCTTATGGTCGCAAGTTTCCACCTTCGGACACTTCTGGCATTTAGGTGCAAGTATCGTAAGTGCTCCGAAGTCGTTGTTCATGTTGTCCACTCCGATATCATTTTGCACTCCCAATCCCCACAGATATCACCCGAAGCATGTTTCTTTGCAAACGCCATGCCCTTCTTGATGGCCTCCTGCTTATTTTCTGCTTTGACCACGAAACCCTGATGCCCGCCACCATTGTCCGTGCACTCAAACCAAAACGTGTGCATCTTCATATAAAATCCTCCAAAATCGAGTTAAGCAGAATCTCCAGCACCCGGTTTATACCCGCCACCACTCGATATGGCCACGGTTCTTTCGGTTCCACCCGGACAGGGGTATCAGACTTTCTCAGCGCGCCATAAAGCCACCTGTCGAACTGCCCAAGTGAAATATCATTCTCCATGCACCATTCACGAGCATCTGCGTAGCTAATGTCACCATTCATGCAAAGCTCGACCACATCACGCAATGTAGCGTTCGGCTTGATCAGGATATCTTTTTGAAGCTCGTAATCCTCAAAATACAAGTCCTCGCGTGACCCGTCGGCCCTGTGAATAACTTGCGCAAAGGCTTTGCCATCCGCATAAAGTGTCGTAACATCCTCATCAATGTCAATTCGAGGACAGTCGTACCTCCATATGGCCTCAACAACTTCTTCATAGTCAATCATATCGCACCTCACAGCAGAATCCGGAACAAAATGAACCAGATCACCTTCAGCGTGAACGCAATAATGATCAGCCATGCGCAAATAACCAGCGTTGCCGCCAGAATATGACCCAGCATATGGCCGATTTTTTCCCAAAGGTTTGTTGTCATACCATGCACCTCCTTGCAGCATCCAGACGGCTCTCCGCAGCGTTTAGCTCGAAGATAGCGGCCGTGATAAACTCTGGATCGCAGTTCTCAAAGTGGTTTCTAGCAATTTCCAATTCTTGTAGAGGGTTACAATATTTATGAATTGCGCCAATTCGAGCTTCACATTCTGGGATTCCCAACCAACGAGCCCATTCTTCTGTTGGAGATTTAATTCCGAGAAGCCATTTGATTGGTTTCGTCCAGAATATCTTGATAAACTCAGCGATTTTGCGCAGCATTTCTACACCTCCACATCTTTGTGACCTGACGAGCCATGAGCCAGCCCTTAACATCATCATGGCCAAGTAGCTGTGAGCCCATCACCTCGATAAGTCCCTGCTCAAAGCCATAGGAACCCCAACCCCAAACGCCATCCCAGATACGATTTCCAGCAGCATCATATGCAATGATTTGCTCGCCACCATCCCAACGATGGCCATAAGTATGCGGAACCTTAGCATGCTTCAGCAGAATATTCAACTTCTGCATCTCGGTCATGTGATTCCAAACCCGGAGTTTCCAGGTTTTCTTAGACATATTTCTCATTTCTGCATTTCCTTTCGTCGGCCTCCATGGTCTTTGCAATTTTATGCTGAATATAAAGCACACAGCCAGCCTGACTATCACACCCAAATGAAGCCAATAGTCCAGCAATAGCATTCAAAGAGTTCAGATCCTCTTCAGCAAATATCATTTAGCGTTCACCGTTCCTCCTGGTACTCTACAATTTTAGATTTGAAATCAGTCATATACCTTATATTCCATATTGCTCACATGGGCGATGGTATCGTAGTTATCACCCTCAAAGCGAAACCTTGCCATACCGTTCGAGGTTAAACCAGAGAACTTTTCTAAATATCCGCTTCGTCCGGGCCAAGGGCGGATGATTTTCATGAAGACCTTATGGGTCGTGGCTTTTTCCTGAATCTCGTGCATTTGAATCGCTCCTTTTTGTTACAGTTCAGAAAATAAAGAGCCGCAGATTTCTCCACGGCTCCATAATGAAGTCAGTCCAACACCCTCATATCATCGAGAATATCACTTAGTCTTTCACCGTTTTTCTTTCTCTTATCGATTTCTAGCCATTCTTCGTTCGTCAGTTCCCGACGCAATTTCCAGTAATGTCCCAAACTTCTGTCGTAGCAGTACAAATCCTTCAGATTCTGCTCCTTGGCCAGTGCCGCGTGCTTCGACAGCATTTTTGCTCCTGCTGCAATTCCGCCCACAACAACCGGACCATAAGTAATAATCTGCTCTTTATGCTCATAACACCAAGTCTGTGCTTTTACCTTTTTGTCCTGGAACCACTCCCGAATTTGAGCTTTCTTTCGTGCTCTTTCGAGTTCTTCCATAGTGTAAACCTTTGCCATAAATATTTCTCCTTTATAGTCAGTATTTGGATTTCTCCATAAAGGAGTCTGTTATTTTCGCGTCTTCTCCTCAAACTTCAGAGGCTTAACCGTACCCTCCCGCGCACACTCCGTCAGGCACTCATTGCAGGACTCGTCCGTCTCCAGCACCTTGAAACTCTTGCATTTCGGGCAGTAGGTTGCATAATCCACTTCGCGCATCCAGTTATTCATCAGCGCTTACCTCTGAAATAAAAGTGTCCTTTCCGCAGCGAGGGCAACGTGCCAGAACCTCACCGTTATGGATTGTGCACTCCTTCATACTGTTCCAGTTAGATGTAGGAATCCCAAAATGAGCATTACAGCCACCGCATTTAACGGCAACGAGCTTTTCGTCAGGGTTTGCATACTCATCGAGGTTACCGATGTATTTATGTATCCAATGCTCATTGCAAAACGGGCATTTCAAAATTCTACTGCTCGCAGGAACTTCATCCATGTCGTACAGCCACACCTCAGGGGCAACAGGATGGCGTTTATTGCAGTTGGTACACTCAACCGATATCCAAGGACGTTTTTTCTGGGTCTTCTCCTGCTTAACGGAGAACCTATCATCCAGCTCCGGGTGCGTCTCCCGCTGGTTCAGTGCCCAGAGCAGGTTCCAACAGGCAGCTCGCAGGTGGTCCTCGTCGTCCATTCCGACCATGTACTTTGCGAGGTGCCGAGAAGCGCTGTCCAGCAGCGAATGCAGCGGAATACCCTTGTCCACATTGTGTTCGCCATACTTCAGTGCGCCCTCTTCGCAGTGCTTGCTGACTTCCATGATGCCATACCAAGGCAGAAGGTCCATCCGTCCCTTCCCTGCGTGCATGTCACGCTTTGCACCAGTTTCAAATTCGGTGCGATCTCCAGAATCCTTAATCATTTGTTTGCCTCCTCCAATTCTTTGATGCGAGCCCCAAGTGCACCAACCGTTGATAATAGGCCCATGAAATGAGCGAAATTCTCATCGGTGTGCATCTTGAGAATGATTGCAGCACAAATTGGATTTTCTCTTTTGTATTCTGCAATCACTTGGTTGTAATTATCAATCTGGTTTTGCAACTCTTCGATGCTCGTGCATTTGCCTACGTCATGGATTGTTTCGATCATCACTGTCCTCCATAAAATTTCCTCTCGTTAAACGCTTTCTTCGAGTTCAGGGCTCTCGAAATTGCCAGATCAATACCGCTCCTACTCTTCAGATGGTAGTAGTACAGATCCTTGTAAGGTGTATTCAGTCGGTCGATACGCCCCGAGGCCTGCTCCATGATCTTATATGAGTAGTTCTGGCTGTAAAATATAATGGTGTCCGTCTTGATGCAGTTCCAGCCTTCAGCACCGGCATTGTACTGCACCAGATACACCCACCTGTCGCCTTCAGGAAGCGGCTGATGCTTGTGCCCGTTCCATTGTGCTACCTCTGTGTCCTTGCCGTAGTCCAGACCCATCAGAATATCAAGCTCGTAATCGAAATTATAGAAGATAATGACCCTAGGTCTGCCTTTACAAATATCCAGCACTTTTTCTTGTCGGCTTGCATCAGCGTTCACCAACTTCCGCAGCAGATAGCAGAACTCGCTGGCGGTCTCGATTGGCTTGTTCTCCCAGAGGTTCCACCGGTTCTTGCAGATCGACAGATACTTCACCTTGTCGTAATCCACAAATACATTCTCATGGTGTGAGACAGTCGGCCGCTCGAAGTCCATGTCAACCAGAATCCGTTCCCGCAGCCGTACCAAGCGCTGGGTATTCAGATACCGATCGATCTTCGGGTACTTCGTGCAGAATTGGCTGTATACCACATGCTGGTTGTTGAAGTCCGTTCTGTTTCGATAGAACCCATTGGCGATGAACACCGGGATATAATCCGTCCAGCAGTCCCCGGGGGTGGCGCTGAGCAGAATCCACTCGTTATTTTGCGTAATTTTGTAGAAAGATTTCACCCATGCGCCCTTTCCAACGACTCGCTGCTCGTCAAATATAAAGAACGCATTCTTTACGCCAACGTACTTTCCGATATTGTTCCAGGAATCCACCATGACCTTGTGCTCGTAAATATCATGCTCTGGATCTGTAGACATATAGAAATGGGCCAGTTCTTCGTCCCACTCTCCCGTATCCCGTTTCCGGGCAGTCGTGATGATGTAAAGATCCGG